TGAAGCTATTGCCAATTATCACAAAAGGGAAACTCAAATGAACGACATTGCATACTTTGAAACTGTTCAATCAGACAATTGGACTTTGCATCATGGCGATTGCGTTCATGTTGCCAAAATGATTGACAGCAATTCTATTGGGTTTAGCGTGTATTCTCCGCCGTTTTCTAATCTTTATATTTATTCAGATTCAGAATACGACATGGGCAACAGTACCGATGACGGTCAATTTATGGAGCATTACAGCTACCTTGCCGAAGAATTGCACAGGATTACAAAACCAGGACGATTGACGGCCATACATTGCAAAGACTTGCCTATGTACAAAGGCCGAGATGGTGCCGCCGGTTTGCGCGATTTTCCTGGTGAAATTATAAAAATGTATGAATCCAAGGGCTGGCAATATCATAGCCGTGTGACCATTTGGAAGGACCCTGTTATTGAAATGCAGCGCACTAAAAACCACGGACTTTTGTACAAGCAGTTGTGCAAAGACTCTAGTGCCTCGCGTCAGGGCATGGCTGATTACATAATTGTCATGAGGAAATGGGCAGACGAAGAAGATTGGGAAGCCGTTACGCGAGGCAAAGAACGGTTTTTTGATTACATTGGATCAAGCTATAACGCCCCACAAACAAAGGACTGGGGTCGAGCTAGAAGTGAAACCGAAAAACAAAGATTGTATTCGATTGCTGTTTGGCAGCGTTACGCTTCGCCGGTGTGGTTTGACATAGATCAAACGAATGTGCTGAATTACAAATTAGCAAAAGAAAAAAACGAAGAACGTCATATCTGCCCATTGCAGTTAGATGTTATTGAGCGGTGTATTGAATTGTGGTCTAACCCGGGCGATTTGATATTTTCTCCTTTTACCGGAATTGGTAGCGAGGGCTATGTTACATTAAACATGGGGCGCAAATTTGTTGGGGCTGAATTGAAAAAATCCTATTTTGACATAGCGTGCAAGAATCTTGATTCAGTGAAGTTAAAAGAAAAACAAGAGGATTTATTCTAATGAAAATACCTGAACCAATCATCACACTGGCCGGTTTGATTGACCAGCATCATACCGATACGCAAGAGCCGCCGCGCTCACACATGGGATGTTCAATACTGGGACACCCATGTGACCGTTATTTGTGGCTGTCATTCCGGTGGGCCGTGATTGAAAAATTTGACGGACGTATATTGAGGCTGTTTAGGCGCGGTCAGCTAGAGGAATCAACCATCCTGCAAGACTTGCGTGCAGTTGGCGTAAAAGTCAGTGATCGCCAATCATCGGTTGACTTTGGCTGGCACATCTCAGGAAGCGTTGACGGCGTTATCACGTCTGGTGTACCGGAAGCGCCGTTAAAGTATCACGTTTTGGAGTGCAAAACGCACAGCAAAAAGTCTTTTGATGACTTGCAAAAGAATGGCGTAGAAAAATCTAAGCCTCAACATTACATACAAATGCAGTTGTACATGTTGGGCTTAAAGATTGACCGAGCGTTGTATTACGCGATATGTAAAGATAATGACGAAATCTATACAGAACGTGTGCGACTTGATAAGGAATTAGCACAACATTATGTGGATCGCGGCAAACGTTTGGTGCAATCTGACCGTATGCCGGAACCAATAAGCGTTGATCCGAGTTGGTATCAATGCAAGATGTGCGCGGCTTATGAGTTTTGCCACAAAAGCCACACAACAAAAGAAGTCAATTGCAGGACGTGCTGTCATTCAACAGCGACAAACAAAAGCACCTGGACGTGTGCAAAGCATGATGATGCTGATATTCCTGTTGAGTTTCAGCGCACAGGTTGCGAGTCGCATTTACTGCATCCTGATTTGGTGCAATGGAAAATGATAGATTACAACGAACATGAATTGACGTTTGAAATTGACGGAAAGTCAGTGCGTAACGGTGAACCCGATGCTTTTGTGTTTTCAAGCCGAGAAATACTAGCCAATCCGAGCGCGTGCGCTAATCCTGACAATACTAGCGAGGCAATCCGCGACGTAATGAGTGGGAGGATATTTGGATGATGCTTCGCGATTATCAACAACGATCAATTAACCAACTGTACGCATGGTTAAGCAACAACTCAGGCAATCCTTGCCTTGTTTTGCCGACAGGAGCCGGTAAAAGTCACGTTATAGCCGCGTTATGCAAGGATGCGCTGCAATCATGGCCTGAGACTCGCATCCTGATGCTGACGCACGTTAAAGAATTGATAGAACAGAACGCCCAAAAGATGCGTCAACACTGGCCTAATGCGCCTATGGGTATCTATTCAGCCGCTATGGGCCAGAAGATACTGGGCGAACCAATCACGTTTGCAGGGATTCAGTCAATCAGAAAACATGCCAATCAAATTGGACATGTCGATTTGGTGATTATAGATGAGTGTCACCTTGTAAATCATAACGATGAAGGCGGATATAGATCATTGCTTGCTGCTTTGTTGGCTATCAATCCCGCGTTGCGCGTGATCGGATTAACTGCTACGCCGTTCAGATTGGGACACGGCCTGATAACAGACAAGCCTGCAATCTTTGATGACTTAATTGAGCCGGTGACTATTGAAGAACTGATAAACAAGGGTCACTTGATGCCGTTACGGTCAAAAGTGACGCGAACTCAACTAGACACAACGGGCGTACATAAGCGCGGCGGTGAGTACATTGAGCGCGAGTTACAACAAGCCGTTGACACGGACGCAATCAATCAGCGAGTTGTTGATGAAATCAAAACACTGGCGGGTGATCGTAAAGCATGGCTTTTGTTTTGCGCTGGCGTGCAACACGCGGAACACATCGCCAGCGAACTCAAGGCTCAAGGCATAACCGCCGCGTGCGTAACGGGAACCACAACAAAAGCCGAGCGTGAGCGCATTTTGTCAGAGTTTAAGTCTGGCAAGATTCAAGCACTGACAAACGCAAATGTTTTGACAACTGGGTTTGATTATCCTGACATTGATTTGATAGCAATGCTGCGTCCTACTATGTCGCCAGGATTATATGTGCAAATGGCTGGCCGTGGCTTGCGTCCTAAGTCACACATTGACCATTGTTTAGTGCTGGATTTTGCCGGTGTGGTTGAGCAACACGGGCCTATAACCGCAGTAGAACCGCCGAATAAATCAAAGCAGGGCGACGGGCAAGCGCCAACAAAAACGTGCGAAGAATGTGGTGAGATTGTCGCCATATCAACGAGCCAATGCCCTGCATGCGACGCGGTTTTTCCCGTTAAGGAAAAGAAAGAACTGAAGTTGAGTGACGCCGACATTATGGGGTTGGAAGCCACGGAGATGACCGTCATTGACTGGCATTGGCAGAAGTATATTAGTAAGGCGAGTGGTAAGCACATGCTTTCAGTGCGCTATTACAGCGACCGCATGGACGTTCAACCAATAACGGAATTTTTCCCTGTTTTGCATGACGGTTATGCTGGGCATAAGTCACGTTTAGAAATAGTCACGATTGCACAACAGGCTGACGCCAGTTTAGATGATGATTTGATTCGACAAGCTGGCAATCTAAACAAAGCCACGCCGCCAACAACAATCAAGTACAAGCGCGACGGCAAATATAATAGAGTAGTGAACAGAATATGGACTCAAAACAATGCACCAAATGCAAAACAGTTAAGCCGGTTACAGACTTTTATACACAAAAACAGGGAAGATATTTACAGTCCTGGTGCAAGCAATGCAAAGTGATTCAGGTACGCCAAAGCAGGGCGCAACGCGAATTGCCGTTTGAGCGTGAACAACGATTGATGCCCACGTTTGGCGAAACGCACCACCACGCCAAGCTAACGGCGCATGATGTTGCGCTGATTCGCGGCTTGCTTGATGACGGCATAAGCTGCGCGGAGCTAGGGCGCAAGTTTGAGGTTTCGCGCACAACGATCAGTTCGATAAAAAATTTTCGCTCTTGGTGGCGAAATTAGCAAAAAAATTGTTGACGATCATTTGGTGTGGTTGTATTGTACTCACCAAGCCGAGGCAATACCGCTGAAGCAAATATAAGGAGACTCAGATGAAATTTGTGCGGTGGCTTGGTGCTTTCGGTTCAGGGTCAAGCCTGACAGAAGCCGCTACTTGGGAAACCAAGCAGGTTGAGCGCCAAGTTGCCGCCGAACCCCTTCACCGTGGGAAATCTTATATTTCCCACGCCAAAATCGGATTGGCAATCGCCAATCCAGAGTCCACGTTTGCGCGTGGATGGCTTTACGATGCTTGGACCGTCATTGACGGCGATGGCATATTAAAAGCCAAACGGCGCGGGTATGGTAAACAGCGCCCATACCGCGACATGAACAGATTCTTGAGCGCATACAGCCGCTGCGTTCACACCGGCCATCACGCTGAAGCGGCGTTTAATGCGCCGCTGTATGACGCGGTGGTTGTCAAATTAACTGCCAGCGAGCGCGGCAAACGTCGCGCTCATCGTCTGGCTCAACAAATGGGATTGCCGCTGCAGATGATCTAAGTAAAACAGCCGGTTCCATATCACCGGCTATAAATGCAAAAAAATGGGCGGCTATGCGTGACCATAGATATGACAGTGAGCCTGTCCGGTAGTTGAGAACCGATAGCTTGAGGCCTCAAAACGGAAATCCCACCGTAAAAATAGGATAGGCATACAGCCGCATACCAAAACATTGTTATGTGTTTTGGTATTTACCTAACATTAGGAGATACACAATGAGATTCGCATTTATATCAAGACACGCCCCTACCGCTGGTCAGTTTGCGCTGGCCTACAACCAGGATGTTGTCCTGGTTTCCGTGGGTGACCGCGACGCATTCAGCGTCAATGTCACCGACATTATGGGCCATGAAAACGGCCCGTTTGACGGCGTTGTTGTCGTTCATCCAGCCGCTGCTATGCGGCTGTGTAGCAGTTTTTTGGTTGGCGTTTTTGAGAACGCCAATCGCGCTCCCGAAGGCGAAAAGCCTTCGTTTGAGGCCGTAGAATTTTATATCTACGACAACAGGGACTAAGATGATTATTTTAGTCTTAATTTTTGCACTGGCTGCTTCCATTGCCGCCGGTACGTTTGGATACGCTATGGCGGGCTACGTCATGGCTGGCAGAATTACAGACGTTGACCGGATTCATCGCGATTTGGCAATTACAAAAACACTGAGGGGTTGAGATGAAAGATATACTTTTGACCGTTGCTGTTCACTTGTTAGTTGGTGGATCCTTCGGAATTATCATAGTCCTGTGGGCGACCCAATGAGTCGTTTACCCATGAAGGGTGACTTGCTAGACACCTACGGCCTGGTGATACCCAAGGCCGTCAAGCCAGCGCCATGGATACGCGCTATCCGCCGCCGCATTCTGTGGTGGCAGATTGAGCGCACGATTAACAGATTAGACAACCTATTACAAAAGTCTCGGTACATGGAGCCGTAGGCTGTATCTCTGATGCAAGGACACGGATAAGCCAATAGAGTCCGCACAATCATTGGAGCCAGTCGAGTGCGCTGCGTGAGTCGCAGAATGTGAGGAACTGGCAATCTATATTTAATTAAGGAAAAAAATTATGGCTCAAACAACGATATATGATTTGCTGGAGGCAACGCTTAAGTGCATGCCATTACCGGCAAGCACTAATGACGTTTATCTTAAACTTGTAAAAAACGGCCCATACGCGCAAATGCAACCAAATGAAGCGCGTAAAATCATCAGCTCCAAATTGTGCAAGATGCGCAATAAAGGTTTACTTGTAAGCCATAATCGTGATGACGGTAGAATGATGTGGGATTTCAAGCAACCTATAAAAACCGTAAAAAAATCGGATGTTTTTGAGCAACCGATAATTGTTAATACAATAAATAAAAAACCAGCCGACAACACATACGTATTGCATGTATTGTTTAGTGAAATATCCGCCGCTTTTGCTAAAGCCGCGCATGGGTTGGTAAGCCATGACAAATAGTAAAACAAACCAAAATACGCATCGCGTGTTAGCCGCAATCAATAAAATTCCTGGCGTTGAAGTTGCGTTAAGAAAAGGGCTGATTTGCGTATCAAAAAATGATTTTTACGTGCGTTGTGTCGTACCCAGCGGCACTATGAAATACCCGTCGTATCGGCGCTTATGGGAAGAAAATCAATGTTCTGTACCAACCAAGGCATGGCATTTTAATTTACGCTATGCCGTTTCACAGGCGCTTACGGAGGCTGATAACAATGCGCGTTGAATTATTAGATAGCATGGGAAATGACTTAGATATAGCAAACGCTGCGCGGGTTTCCTTTGATAAAGAATCTGCATGGGAGTTGCATCACGATTTACTTAATCTGTCAGACAAAGACAAAAAACTGATTGATTACCTAGCGAAGCATAAGCATTGGACGCCGTTCGCACATACCGCAATCAAACTCAGGGTGACAATGCCCATTTACGTGGCTAGGCAGCTAGCCAAACATCAGATTGGTGGGGTTGTTAACGAGGTGAGCAGGCGGTATGTGTCAACCGCACCCGTATTAGATGTGCCTATCAAATGGCGCAAAACCGCTAAGAACATAAAGCAAGGCTCATCAGATGAGGTCGTGTTGATGGATGAGGCAATGCAAAAGCAAATAGATAAGCTTATGGCTGATTGTTTGGCCTTGTATGATGACCTACGACTGAAGGGTGTATGCGCCGAGCAAGCGCGTGCGGTTATTCCAGTGTGTTCGGAAACCACATGGATATGGACAGGTAGCGTGGCGTTTTTCGCTAGAGTCTGTAAGTTGCGGCTTGACCCTCACGCACAGAAAGAAACGCGCGACGTGGCTGAGGAGATCAACAGGTTGATTGCGCCATTGTTCCCCGTAAGCTGGGCTGCACTGATGGCTTAAGTTTTCAACGCCGCCCTTACCTATTTTTAACGGGAGTATTGGAACCACTGGGGCGGCACCCATTCGTTGGTCGGGCTTTCACTTTTTAAGTGGCATTGAGAAGCGAAAAGTACCGACCGACAATCGCTCGCCAGCCGCGCCAGTGCTGGCACTTTAATAACAGAGAGAGAAATAGAAATGGAAAATGCAACTATCAACGGTGTGGAGTATGCGCCAGTAGTCAAAAATTCTGGAAACAGGGCGGTAATTGTTGTTGACCGTGGGTGGATTTTTGCAGGTGATGTTGATCGCAGGGATGGGCGTATATACCTGACCAATGCGGTGTGGCTGTTTCGGTGGCAATCGATTGGGTTTGATGGGGTTATCGCAAACCCCAAGTCAGATAATGTGACCATCAAGCCAATGCCGACGGGTGTAGATATTCCAGAAGGTTCAGAAATCTTTTCTGTGCCAGTTGAAGCTGGTTGGGGCTTGTGATGATTAAGCCAATCGGCTACGGTTTCGTCTCCGGCTACGGCTCCGGCTCCGGTTTCGGCTACGGCGACGGTTCCAACTCCGGCTCCGGTTTCGGCTACGGCGACGGCTACGGCTCCGGTTTCGGCTACGGCTCCGGCGACGGTTCCGGCTCCGGCTCCGGCTCCGGCGACGGTTCCGGCTCCGGCTCCGGCTACAACACGCCAAATCTGAATACTAAACGCCGAAGGTAAAAGACCGCAAGCCAGCCGCGTGAGTGCTGGCACTTTAACGAGAGAAACACAATCAGAATCAAAAGAGGAGTTGGTAAATGTATGAACAAGTTTAAGGCGTTCAAAAAAGTGTACGAAGAAGCAGTTGAAAGTATTAAACGGTTCATTGACGACCCTTCTGATATGAATGAGCTCGCGGCTTGGTTAATGACCACTGACGCCAATCCCTATTCTTACTTACAGGAATGCTATGCGGACAGAATGTCTACTGCCGAGGGTTGTGATGGTTTATTAGCAATAATACATCATGCTGTATACGACGACGGCAATATAACGTTTGTTAAAGTAGATAATCAACCTAGAATAGTATTTGCCCATAAGCACGATGATAACTTTAGAAAATTAGTTTTATATGTTCAAGAGCAAGAGATAGAAAAACGTCTTATTTTTGGCAAAACTAGACAATATGAGTTAGAAATTTTAGATATCAAGCCAAATGACTTTCCTAAGATTTATAACGATTACCAATTAAAAGAACTTCAGAAATGCTTTTCTTGTAGTGCAGGTCGTAACGGCATAGATTTCGCAGTTGAGAATTATAAGAAGTATGCTTGCTTTAGTGAAGATTGGGTTGAGATTTGTGCCGATGAAATTGCCAAATGGACTATTTTTTACAACAGGTAAATAGAAAAATGACAAAATTATTGAACGACAAAGAACTATTAGAACTAGCGGCAAAAGCGGCGGGGATTGAGATTCAATGGGAATCGGATGGAAGCATACAAAACCGTATGAACCGCCCGACAATTCCTTATTTTTGTCAAAACATGAGTTCCGCAATTGACTGGAACCCCCTAACCGACGATGGTGACGCTTTTTGCCTTGCGGTGAAGTTGGGTATTTATTTCCACGTAGTAACTGAAGAAGGTGTTGTATCCGCAAAAATACGGAATGGCGAAAGAAGTTGCTGGCGCGAATTGATAAGTACCTACCCCTACGCCGCAACACGCAGGGCCATCGTCAGAGCCGCCGATGAAATTGGGAGAAGGATGAAATGATGCTTGTGCTTACCGCGACTGAAGTAGTTTGGGGTGTTTTCCTTTTTGTGATAATCATTAACGCTATATGCCACAAGGTAAGGCTTAGTAAAGAGCAAGAGAAATGCAAACACGACGGTGGAGTTCACGAGACACGCGAGTGCCGAGCTATATGCAAAATCTGTAGCAAAGAACTTGGGTTTATTGGTGATTGGAGGAAAGTGAAATGAAATACGGACACACTGAAGAAGGCGTGATGATTATGAAAGACGGATTGGCATGGGGTGAAACCTATGCTGATGGACGGGAAACGGCTTGCGGGTGGATAGACCCCACTTCAAAAAATGTAAAGTTCACACATAAAAACCACGCTAAGTTCTTACGGCATCCCACCGACGCAACATGGGCTGGCAGTCATTACACCAGAGAGCTTAGCGCAGGCAAGATCGTAAAGGTAAAGCGTACTGTGACTGTGGAGATTGATGCGCCTTACATCCAAGCAGACTTAGTGAATGAATTAGCCAGTCTCTTAAGAGAATGGCTTGAAAACAAAGACAATAATAAAGATTGGATTGATTATGAGGATCGCATTACCGCCGCATTGAAAGCGTTGGAGGAAGAATGAGTAACGCAACCGATCTGCTGAAGCGTGTTGTTGAAAACTTGGACGAACATGGTTTTATGGTTCATGGAACCATTGAAGAGTTTTGTAGAACCCTTAAAGAAATTCGCGCGTATCTCGACGCCGAGCTAGAAGCGGAGCCTGCGGCGTGGACAAACCAAGATGAACTGAATGCGTTAGGAACAGACGCTACTTGCTATATGTACTCAGAGCTGATGGCAGGCGAAAACAATATACCCCTATACACAATATCCAAGCCAACAAGAAAGCCGATGACTGATGATGATATGTGGAAAGTTTACATAAAAGCAATAGAGGACGATTGCCGCATCAATGGATACGGGCTTTTTACTCTTGGCGTCCGATTTGCAGAAAAACATCACGGCATCATCCCATGCTGTGAGAACTCTTAAACCATTCAAACAATTTATCAAAACCAATAAACACAACGATTGCAAACACTAAACTCATAAACACTCTGGCGGATTTTGACAATGCCGCCAGTTTCTTAAGTTCTTGCAATTCCTCTTTGGTCAGTGATTCGCTAGTGTCTATAATCTTAAGGTTTTCATCGGACACTAGCTAATCCTCCAGATATAACGCACGTTCGGCTTGTCGCCGTTTGGTTAAGCCATTCAATACTTTTCCGCCTGCCTTATTCCACAACAGGAACGCATCAGCGGCCTTTTGATAATCACCGGCTTTGTGGTGACGCAACATTGATGATTTTACAAAGTTTCCCGCGCCTATGTTGTAACAAATACTGACAAGTGCTGAAAACTGATTGCTTGTAGTTACGTGTGCGCCGATCGCTGATTGCACTGCGTTTTCGTATTGATCCAAACCTTTAACCAACATTTCTTCGGCTTGAGCCTGCGTCCATTGATCGGTGGGTTTAACGCCATGCGTCCATCCGTAGCCGATAGTCCATACGCCAGCCGGACACTTGTACGCTTTCAATTTGCATCCTTCAAACTGACGGATTAGCGCCAATCCTTTTTCGTTGGTTTTCATTTGTCCTTCCAAAATACGGAAATCAAGCCAGCCAATCCAGCGCCAGCAATCTCAATAGCGTGTGATTGTTGTTCATCAATCGCCACGCCTGCGGCTGTTAAAAGCCACACGATGCCGCGCCAAGTAGATGGCTCAGAAAACGCAACGCCAAACTTAGACATTGGGCCACACCAATACCGGCAAATCCGCAATCAGTTCTGCATCAGTCCACACGGGCGCACCAGCGGCGACAGTCTGAACGTAAATCAGATAATGTTCCCAACACGCATCACGCCAAGGAATGCACGCTTCAGCGTCAGCCTTAAACACTGCATTTGTGCTAGTCGAATAACTACAAACCGTGGTTATGCTGTCATAGTGCCTCTGAGCAGCGCCAGCGTTAAGGTAAGCGCGTACAACAGATTCCTGAGCCGATACAATTTCGCTTGGTGTTGGTGCTGGCGGATTGACTAATGTAGGTACGCCGTCAATAACATCAATCAACTGGCCTGCGGCTTTTCCGTTTGCTAATGCCGTCCATTGTTGTTCAGTAATAATAATTGCATCATCTGGAATATATGGATTTACTTCGTCAAAGTAAAAACCTTGCGTTGACGGTGCATAATAATAGTCTGACATTTTAATTCCCTATAGCAAAATAATACACGACAGCAGATACTACACCGCCACCGCCTCGCAACATATTGCCAGTAAAATTGGCGGCGGTTAAGTTGTTTACATAAAAAGTATAAAGATTGGTAGTGGTTCCGCCTTCAGTAGGGCCTAATGTCACGCTCAAACAAGAATTAGTAAAAGAAACATTAAATGAAACAGTGGTTGCGCTTCCTGTACTTAACGTTGCAATTCCCCATCTAACCTGCAATCCATTAGCAAAGTTTGCGTATCCGCTTGGCAAAATGTTTAATGGATTATTACTATTGGCCCATACTTGACTACCAGCCAGCGTAAGTGCTGCAAAGTTAGTTTGGCTTGTTGCCGATGCTGTGCCGGTAAGGTTTCCAGTAATGCCACTAGGAGCCGATACAGCACCCAATAGTGTAGGAATGGTGGCGCTGGCAAAAGTGGGCGAACTTGACATAAATAACCGCTGATTTAGCGGAATACTTGGCGAATTGCCAATTTCAATCAATGCATAATCAACGCTATTCAAACCAACATCTAACACTGGGCCATCATTAGCAACGGTGACAGTTGTAAGCGTGGTATAAACTGAGGCTGTTATTGTTCCATATCTAACGCCGCCGCTGTTCTGCGTGCGGATTCTGCGATTGACTTGAAAAGTGCTTGTTTGATCGCCCGCAAGAGTAAACTGCGTGCCGGACACAAAAACCGGAGAACCCGCAAAGGTATACCAGTTTTGAGCCGTTCCGCCGGTAGGTGAGGCCGGATCATTGACGCCTTGCACATTGTCAAACGTGCTTATCACAACGCCGTGCGTGTCACCGTATTCCGGTGGGCCTTCTAGCACTATCTTATAAGCCTGACCAGCCGCCAGCCATATCGTGCCGCCAGTTTCACCGCGAACGTCTAAGACTATTGGATTAGGCCACGTCGATACACCTGACTGCGTTGTGTAAGCCGCTAACGGTGTAGTCGAACCGGCTTCATAAAACCAAATTAAACCAGACGCAAGGAAATTACCGTTATCGGTAAACTGGGAATCTTGTAGTATAGGGCAAAGGTAGGTTGTCATTGGTTTACCTGTTTTGGAATGAACCGGCAGCGGAGCCAACTGCACTAAATCCACGAGGCATATTCCTAGAGAATAATTGCTCTAATGGGCCTGCATTACGCCTTAATAATTGCGCTGTAACTTCTGGATTTAACAACGTTTCAGCTAACTGTTTTTGCATTTCCTGCTCTGCTCTTGTGTAAGCGTAATCAATCAATGGTAATCGAGTGGCTTTGCCTAACATTTTCCCAGGAAAGCCAGCGCGTTCAGCCAAGTTTTGCATGGCTAAATTTTGGAAAGTATTAGAGCCAATACCCCTACCGGCAGTACCAGATTGCGCTTGTCTAGTCAGATCATTAGCAACTGATGAATACATGCGTAAATCGTCTGGCGTCATAATGTCTGCCAATCTTGCGCCACCAAAACCAGTTGCTTTTTGCGCTGTCACATCGCCAGCACGTAAAGCCGCCGCAAAACGTTCAGGTGTTTCACGAGTCAACACGCCGTAATCAGACAATGCTGGGGCCACTTTTTCATATAAGGCTTGCCCAACATCCATTCGGTTAATTGGTTTTGACAAACGCGCAAATTCTGATTGCGCTTGTCCATAAATGGGAATGTTCTGACCGCGCCAATTTTCAAAAGCATTTACTGTGTCTTTGATTGCGCTTTGTTGTACTTTGCCAATTGCTGCTGTCGGCAAACTACGCAATTCATCTAATCCCAACTTAATCCAATGCAACGCTTCGCCGGATATTTCTGCTGGAATTTCACCAGACAAAATAGCTTTTTCTAAATCTGCTGGGATTGGCTTGCCTTTTTCGGCAGATATAATTTTTGCCTGATTAAATGCACTTTGCATGCTGGGACGCTTTAACAAAGTACGTAAAGACTCATCCACC